CTGGTTTAGTTTCCCCGCCAAACGACTCCAAAAGCCACGAAAATGACTGAGCAGGTCATAGAAGGTCACCAACCGACCGCAAACGGCTCAAACGGGCTTCAAACGGTTTTGGGTAGAGACACAGACGGGCAAAACACGCTATTTGGCGTTCAAACCCCGCGAATTCACACGCCATTGAACGATTTGCCCTCACGCGGGGGTGAATTGATCGATCTAGCCAGCGATCTAGGCATTAATCTTATGGAATGGCAGAAATTTGCACTTATCCACACCCACAAAGTCAAGCCCGACGGTCGGTGGGCTACCCCTGTCAATTGCATTGTCGTAGCCAGGCAACAAGGAAAATCATTTTTGCAGCTGATCAGGATTATGGGCGGTTTGTTTTTGTGGGACGAAAAGTTGCAGATTGGGTCGGCGCACCGTTTGTCAACATCACTTGAACAATTTAGGGCAATGGTTGAAATGATCGAAGGCAACGACAATTTGGCAAAACAGGTCAAGAAAATCCGTTGGCAACATGGCGGTGAAGAAATCGAGACTATGACAGGCAACAGGTTTATCGTGCGTGCGGGCGGTTCGGCTGCCCGTGGTGTTTCCCGCCCGTCGACCATTCACCTAGACGAATTGCGCGAAATGACCGACATTGAAAGTTTTGCGTCATTGCGTTACACCCTTATGGCTGCGCAAAATCCAATGGTCATGTCCTACACAAACGCAGGCGATTCCAGTTCGGTTGTGCTAAACGATTTTAGAAATAGGGCTTTAGCGCGTATTGCTGGGGCAGATGACGAAATAGGTTATTTTGAATGGTCTGCGCCCACTGACGAAATAAGTGTTGAAAACGCACGTCACTCAAATCCGTCAATGGGCTATTTGTTCCACCCTGACAATGTTCGCAGCGTTTTAAACGACCCCGCTGACGTCGTCATGACGGAAGTGTTGTGTCGTTGGGTTGTGGCAATTTCTTCAGCCGTGGACGCAGCTAGTTGGGGCAATTGCCTGGATAAGACTGTAGACCTTGACCCTGACAAATTGACCTGGTTGGCAATCGATCTTTCGCCTGATAGAAAACACGCCAGTTTAGTTGGGGCGCAAAAAATGGGCAATGAAACGTTTGTGGTCAAATTGCTGCACACCTGGTCGAATGAATTGCAATTAGACGACAAAGCAATTGCCAATGATCTTGCAGATTACGCGCGCAGGTATCCGACGGAATACGTGCTTTACTCACGCAAAACGTCGGGCGCGGTTGCCGCAAGACTTGCACCCGCTGGAATCCCAATTTTCGACATGGACGGGGCGTACCCGCAAGCGTGCGACGAAATGCTAAGTGCAATCAATAGCGGTCGCCTAAAACACCGTGGGCAATCCCAGTTGACTGAAGAAATGTTGTCTGCCGTGCAATTGCGTCGTGGCGATGGCGGCTGGGTTATAGGAAGAAGGGCGTCACAGGCGGTTGTGTGCGGCAGTGTGGCAACTGCCCTTGTGACACATTTTGCGACACGCCCAGAGAATGATCTTGACATCATGGTGGGTTGATCGTATAAGCCTGACACAATTTGGGCATGGGTTATTTTGATCTATTTACGCGCAAGGCTGAGACTGCCGTTCCAGTTGAAGCCAGCAACGTCGACGCAGCTGCTATCGCGCCGTATTACTCCGAAATTGGAAATTTATTCTTATTCGGCGGGATAGTAACTGCTTCACGTGCGGAAGCAATGAGCGTGCCAACATGCGCGCGTGCTTTAGGCATTATTCAAACAATTGCGTCATTGCCTATGCACACACGCAATGAAGCAACAGGCGAAAAGGTAACCCAGCCGCGCGTTATCAATCAACCTGACCCACGTATCCCAGGCTCAACATTTTGGTCATGGATTATTTCAGATTTGTTTTTCTTTCCAACCGCTTATGCGTTTGTCATGGAACGTTATGCAGACACGGGCAAAATCCGCGCAATGGAAAGAATTGCACCTGAGCGCGTAACAATTACAACAAACGGCATGGGTTATGAAATTGCGTCTTATGCAATCGACGGTGCGTATGTTGACCCAGCAAATTTAGTTGTTTTCAACGGCACGCAAGAAGGCTTGCTAAGCCGCGCGGGTCGCACAATCAAGGCGGCGGCGTCGTTGGAACGTGCGGCAATGAATTTTGCAAATGAGCCAATTCCACAAATGGTTTTGAAATCAAATGGCACTTCATTGCCAGCAGATCGCATTTCGAAGTTGCTGACATCATGGCGCACTGCTCGCGCCAATCGTTCGACCGCATTTCTCAACGCTGATGTAACGCTTGAAACAATTGGTTATGATCCAAAGAATTTGCAGCTAAATGAGGCGCGCAACTATGTTGCACTAGAACTTTCACGTGCATGCGGTTTGCCAGCGTACTTTACTGATTCGCAGCAATCCAGTTTCACTTACTCCAACGCTTTAGACAAGAGGCGCGACCTTGTCGATTTCGCGTTCAGAAATTACATGTCAATTATTGAACAACGTTTGTCATTCCCGGACTTTACGCCAGCAGGCAACAAAGTCATGTTCGATCTTGATGATTTCTTGCGTGGCAATCCTTATGAACGCGCGCAAGTTTATGAAATCTTAAATCGTATCGGCGCAATGTCGGTCGAAGAAATACGCGAGGAAGAAGACATGCTGCTATGAAAAAAGTAATCACACCAATGCAAATCACGGCGGCAGATTCAAACAGTCGCACAATCACGGGGCGCATTGTTACATTTGAAGAGACTGGCAACGCTTCAATTGGCAAAGTGCAATTTGCAAAAGGTTCAATTGAACCAACTTCAGTTTTGCTTAATCTAGAGCATGACCGTACACGTCGAATTGGCAAAACACTTGCAATTGAATCAACTGATTCAGGCATTGACGCAACATTCAAAATTGCTGAAACAACCGCAGGCAACGACGCACTTGTTGAAGCGCAAGAAGGTTTGCGCGACGGATTTAGCGTTGAAGTTTCATTTGATGAATACGAAACACTAAAAGACGGCACAGTACGCATTTTGGCTGGAGAATTAACAGGCGTTGCATTGACGTCAGAGCCAGCAATTCGATCTGCACGCGTTGAGTCAGTTGCAGCAACCGAAGAAGAAATTTCGGATTCGACAATCGAACCCGAAGTCACACCAACAACAGAAGGAGACGAAGTGGACAACACCGTCACAAACGCGGAAACCGTCGAGACGGTAGAAGCCGCAAAGTCAGTGACCGCACAATCAAATAACGTGGGCGGCTGGAAGGCAACACCACGCATTGAAATCACTGCTGCAAAGTACCTAGAAAATAAGGTACTTGCTGCAACTGGTGATGAGTCAGCACGTCAATACGTTCTTGCAGCTGACAACACAACTGACAATGCTGGACTTGTTCCAACACGTCAGTTAAGTGAAGTCATCAACGGATTATCAACAACAATTCGCCCAAGCATTGACGCGATTTCTCGCGGTGCATTGCCTGACGCTGGAATGACTTTTGAAATTCCAAAGATTACAGTTGCACCAACTGTTGCAGTTGTAGCCGAAGACGCAATTTTCAATGAGACAGATCAAAACAGTGCGTTCCTATCAGTGGACGTTAAGAAATTTGCGGGTCAGCAAAAATTTTCCGTAGAATTATTGACCAGAACTAGCCCATTGTTCTATGACGAATTACTACGCAACATGGTTGCTGCAATGGCTAAGGCGCAGAATTCATACGTCAATGGCATTTTAATTTCAGGCGCGTCACTTGACGCAACAACAGTGGCAACATACCCAACAGCTGCCGAATTGCTTGGAATTATCGGTCGCGGTGCGGCAAGCGTTTATGGCGCAACTGCTGGACTTGCAAATCCATTTGCGCGCAACTTGATCGCTTCAACTGGTCAATGGTCAAACTTGATGACATTGAACGACGCAGGTCGCCCAATTTATTCAGCAGTTTCACAACCAAGCAATCAGCCAGGAAGCGCATTGCCAACAAGTTTGACAGGCAACGTTGCGGGCTTAAACCTATATGTTGACCCAACAAACGGCGGCGACGGGGACGGAACATTGCTAGTCGTCAACCCTGACGCATACACATGG